CTCTTACTAATTCTTCTAGATTCATTCTTGGATTCCTATCTCCTCTTTATAGAGGTCAACTAATTTTTCATGACTAGATACTTTACTTTGTAACAACTGATACATCTTCTTTTCTACTTCACTACCTTGCAAGTGTACCACTGTCATCTTGTGTTTTTGACCAACACGATCAATTCGAGCAACACACTGCAAATAAGTTTCAACGCTTGTTACCGGCGACCAAAAAACTACTGTGTCTGCCGCAGTCAATGTTACACCATGAGAAGCGGATTGTGGTTGAATTACTAAAACTTTTGCGTAGTCTGTATTTTGAAATCTTTCAATGATAGCTGCGCGTTCTTTAGCTGATACATCACCGTTAATAATCTCATTAACAAAGCCGTGCTGTGTAAGAAAATTAGACACAAGAGTTATGGTATGTCTAAATGGTACGAACACTACGACCTTATGTTCTGTCTCTTCTAACACTTCTTGCAACGCGTTGAGACGTGGTGACACGTCAAACTCAACGATCTCTTTTTCATCGGTATATACTGCACCGCCAGATATCTGTAACAACTTGGTAAGTTTTGCCGCCGCATGAACCGCACTTATCTTTTCCCCTGCCGCCTCAATTAACATCTGATCTTTCAAAGTCTTGTAATACTTATTAACCTGTGGCGTGAGGGGCACATCCCGGGTTTGATACATAACGTCCGGTAAATCTAAGCATTCACCCTTTGTGAATCTAATAGCTGGTTGCAGTGCATTAAATACGTCGTTCTTAGCTGTTGGCTTTGGGACGTACTTAAATCTTGTAACTTGGTACATGACTTTATCTCGCCATGCCGTGAAGAACTTTGGTACGTTGCCGGGCGCAATAAGTTTTGCCAGACCAAATGCGTCTAATGGAGATTGGGAAGCGGGGGTGCCGGTCAACATCCACAGTCTTGTAGATGGCATAAGAATCTTACTTAGGGTTTTCCATCTCTTTGTAGTAGCCGTCTTGTATGCGTTTGCTTCATCTATAACTATCAAATCAAATGCCGCGTCAGCTATTTCTTGTTGAACTACACCTACCCCGTCGTAGTTAATGACTACAAAATCATAGTTACCCTGTATCACCTTACGACGCCTAGTAACATCTCCGTGTGCCACGGCTACGGTTCTATGCATGGCGGTCTTGAACACATCAGCCTGCCACGCAGAATACATAATTGACAGTGGGCAGATTACCAACACCCTCTTGATGATGCCCTGTTTCATCAAATAATCGGCAGCCCAGATTACAGAAGAGGTTTTACCTGTGCCTGCCTCGTTAAAGCAAAAGGCTTTCTGATGGATCGAAAGAAACGCAGCGGTGGTAATCTGGTGCTTGAATGGGATATACAACCCGGGCCAGTCGTAGTCTCGGGTTATGGGTGAAGGTAGTTTATTTACATTGAAGATCTTAGCTAGTTGTTGCATCTCTTGGATGCCCCAATAGACCAAGACTTCTACGGTATTACCGTTTTTGCCTACGACTTCGCACTTCTCAATGTTGCTCTTGAGGTGCGGTAATAAATTGTCAAGCACTCGAACCCGCAAAGCGGTGTTCTCTATAACTTCCATGACTGCTCCTAACTATGTAAGCGTCAGGATTAACACCCCTGACTGGCGACCCAACAACCTACTACTTCTTTTTACGTTCGCGTTTACTTACTTCTGACAACAAGTTTCCTTTTGAATCTCTTTTAAATGATCTGTTCTTAGCAACGGTCGAGACGTACACCCCATCTTTGTTCTTCCCACCCTTGTCCATCGCCTTGCGGTGGGCTAAATCCTTGCCTTCACGGGAGTCGGCAGTGCCGTTGCCGTTTCCATCGGGGTGCTTCTTATCGTAAGATCTACGGGCTCGCTGGCGCTCCATGCGGCGCTCATGTTCCCCACGATCTTTTTGTTGCTGGTATTCTTTTTTATACGGTCTCGGTTTGTTGACGTAAGGCATCTTGCATTTCCTGTTCGTGCCGAATAGCCGCCAAAGCTATCCTAATATCAGTTATGGCATTCATACCTAACTTAATAGCATGATCATACTCTTTATGCAACATGGCGTCGTGAAGGTCTAAAAGCGCTCGTTTGGCGTCCATGTAGGGTTTGGCAAAATCTATCGCTTGGTCGTTTCTCATCGTCTAGGTCTATAATGTTCACAAGTTGTTACAGGACACCATCCGCACAGGGGCGTTGGGTTAGGAGTCCATTTGTCAGTCTCATAAGAAAGTTTCAGTCGTTCCAAGTCTGGGTTAAACGCTCCCCACAAAGCATCCGCCATATCTCGGGTGTATTCTTCTGGCATAAAAGATTCATGCATCACGAATAACAACCCCGCCTTGACATGTTGGACTTCAGGGAAATGGGCAAACACCATTAGTGCCATCAGCTTTAACTGTTTTGAGTCAGGGTATCTGTTACTGCCGGTCTTGTAGTCCACCACAAAAGCCGTTTCCCCATCGACAATCAGTAAGTCTGCGATCCCCCGCACCCAGTACCCTTTGCCATACTCACATGGCTGGCGGTTGGCATCAAGAGCCATCTTGTGCTCAGGGTACTTATTGCCGGAAATATCTATGAGAGCGTCGAGTACCCGCTTAAATCTTTCATAGTTCTTAGCTAAGGGTTTTCCCTCACCCACGTATTCCTCAAGCGCTTTATGCACCTCATTCCCGTAAGTCATCTGCGGGGTGGGATGTTTGTGGAACCGCTTCAGTACTTTTATTTCTTGGTACTGACGGGGGCAGTTGATATAGTCTTTTAAAGACGAAAACGACCAAGTGAAGTTCATTTTATGTTATTGCGACTCTAGAGTTTTGACCAGTCGATTAATATACCACTGAGCCTTTTTAAAGTCTTCTATGGCACTCCCCTTGTGTGCCGCTCGGCTTAAGTACTTTAGGCAGTTGCCCTGTAAGTACCCAATAAAAGCCTCGGGGGTAAGTTTAGCCTCAAGATAGTCGATAGTTTCTATGCCACCCTGTGTGTAGTGTGGCGGATGATTAACCATATCATTCATTGTTTCACCTTATAAGTCATTACACCACCAATCTTGTGTCGATCAGCAATCTCTCGAAACACAAAATATTCTAATGCTCGTCTTGCGTGCGCTTCACTAACCAAGAGAGCTTTCATTACTTGCTTAATAGTCACTGGGGTTCTACGTTCACTAAAATACTTCCAAATCCTTTGGTCTTTGGGGTCAATGTTAACGGGCATTTTGACTCTTCCATGCTTTTTTGTTTTGCTCTCCAACCCATAAACCTGCGCACACCATCTCAAGTTCTTCGCTTGGTGGGTTAGTCTTTAGTGCAACCCGCATGCCTTCTGCGTAGCCTGCTTGGTACTCGGCACTATAGCGTTGTTTTATTAACAAGTAGAACGTCACCACAAGTGCCGTTACCAAAATATATTTAATTAGCTTGTCATACATTACAGTCTTGTGCCTCCCCCACCACGATTGCGACAAGGCCACGTTCCTTGCAAGGCTTCTTTTACAAGCACATCAGCAGTTTTGTGTCGAGTAGCAGGGTTTAGTTCAAGATACATTTTTACTACGTCACTAACTTGACCAAGCGTTAGCGAGTTAGCGGGGGGACAATGGATTATGTGTTGATATGCATCAAATACTCCTGCCACATACCCAAGCGCATACATCTTGTCCATTATGTTTGTGCCTGTCATCTTTTGATATAACTGATTACCTGTTTCAAACTCAGCTTGCGCCATCGCGGGAACGAACAGCAGTGTGGCTAGTAGTTTTTTCATTTCACCCTCTGCGAACAAGAGTAAGCCTGCGCTCCATCACGGAACGATCCCATGAATCGGCAGTCTTCGGTGATCTGCTTGGACTCCCATGCGATGCCCAATACAAAGGCAATCACGGCAAGCACGACACAACCGAATGATGTGCGCCACTTAGATGCACACCAATCCCAAACTTTTTTAAAGTCAATTAAGTCTTTCATACTGACTCCTCCGTTTTCATGGCTAACAATTTATCAATTAAATTTTTTCTCATCACAAAGTCATCCATACGAACTTCAGATGAGGTCAGACAGCGCCCAGTCACTATGTCGTATAGTGATCCTGTAAGGGCATCCATCATATAAATTGTTTTTAGCTCATCGCCAAGAATAGTCACAGGAGTTACAATTCTTTTTCCCTGGTTTGTATCGGCTTCATATAACTCGCGTGTCTTTACCCATTCTTTTTTGATGGCTCTCTTGCCGTTAGGAATGAAACAAAACAAAGCCTGAGCACATGGGGTACTACGATTAACTATTTTTATTTCTCTTGGCGTCATTAACACTCTCCATAGGACTTAGCAAACTTAGCCTCACAAGCAACGGGTAACCCTGCCGCCCAACTAGGGGGAGTTGACATAACCTCGACGATATAAGCCATCGCCTCTTCTATCTCGTCCTCGGGAACCACGCTAACTGCGGCATCATGAACTGATAGAACTACTTTGTACCTCTCTTTGATCTTCAACATCTGCTGACCCACAACGATCCGCGCCAAGGCTTGCACCACATTTTCTACAAGCGCACCGCCCCAGATGGACACATCCCCCTTTCTAGATTTATACACATACTTATTGGGCTCCTCATCGGAGATCTTTAGCTCGGGATAACGGATCATTAGTCCGTTGGGTAAAAGAATCCCTTCTTTTATGACCTTCAAACATTTGTGCTGACCGTACCAGTAAGGCTTGCTATCACCCCAGTAATGGAGATCTCGTATGACTTTATCGCCCGCCTTCCACAACTCTATGATCTGATCGTTTTTCTCACGATACAGATTGACGATCCGCTTGGCCTCATCCTCTTCAATGACTGCGCCGGGCGGTTGCGTCTTTAAAGTGTGTTGGAGTTTTGTTGCTCCTGTGCCATAACCCAATCCAAGAATGCAAGTCT